AACTGTAGTCAAATCAATTTCTGAAATATTAACTCCTGGACTGATTTGAAATCCCATAATTTATCTCCTTTAATATAAATATACTTCAATTTACAAGTATATTTATAAAAACTTAGTTTTAAGACCTTAGAAAGCGATCAAATTCACTCTGAGATATAACTTTTGGAGAGTCACTTTCGTCTGTATTATCTATAATTCCAAAAGGGGTTAGCTCTTCTTCATAATATCTTTCATTATCTTCTAGTATTTGTTTTCGAACATCTGTGCTCGATACATCTTTAAAATAGTTTTGGCTAGCCATCCATGCAAAAAGAACTAGACACATAACTAAGTCGTCATTGTGTCCTTCTTCTGCATTATATGAAGTACCGTCTACTATAAAAGTAGATAGCTCTTCTACAATATCATAATCATAAAAAACTAGCTTATTATTTTCTATTAATGCTTTTAAGTTTGAACATCCGATTCTTTTAGTAATTTTAGTAGTTTTTATTCCCATTCTATTTGTTCGTTGAAACCCGGCTCCAATTTGAACGCCTTTTTTCGCCGATGCTTTTGTTATAACTATATTATCATATTCTAAATCTTCATGTAAAAGATTTACAACTTGAGAACCTATATTTACTTCAATTAAAATAGATGCATTATTATAATATTTACCTACGTTAGCTAGGATTGTAGGGTATAGTAATTCAGTTATAGTGTTACTCTTAAATGTAGCTACTACTTCATATGGTACGCTAGAAATATCTATAACTGCAAAAGTAGAATAGTCTCCACCTAGTCCTTCTGAAACGTCTACTGTCATACAATATAGTCTATCTTTAAGCGGTTTTTTGAAAACTTTAACACCGTTTTCTATTACTTCTGGTGCTCTATATACTAGTTTAGAAAGGAATGTAGGATGTATAAGAGTATTAGCAGACCCTAAGAATTCGCATTCAAACTCTTGTCTAAATTGATCTACTGAAGTATTTCTAATAGTTTCTTCTTTCCAGGCTTCATCTCTACCCGGCACGTCTGACCAATGAACATCTACTCTAGCATATGAGTTATTATTGTTAACTGAATCGGTCCAGATTTTATAGAAAAGATTCATACCATTAGGTGTTGAGGTAATGATAAGCTTTGAAGTTTGACCAGAAGAAATAGTAGGGAATACTGATGCGAAGAACATATCCTGAATATTTCTAGGCACGAATGCAAACTCGTCTAGATATATCAAGTTATATGATTGACCACGAACTGCAGAAGATGATGTAGCAGAAGCTAAGATTTTAGATCCGTTTTCTAATTCAATATTACCTTTATTCCATTCAATAATACCTTGTTGCAGCCACTTAGGAAGCCACTCATAAGCTAATTGAATTCTAGCTAGAATTTCTCTAGCCTGAACTTGTTTGTTAGCTAATACTGCAATGTTAAAGTTTTCATTGAAAAGAATCTTATGTAACATATAACCAACAACACCAGTAGTTTTACCTACCTGTCTAGGCATTTTGCAAATTGTATATCTATTATCATCAAACACTTCAAACATTTTAGTTTGATATTGATAAGGCTTAAATTGAACTAAGCCTTTATCTACTGATACAATTTTTACGTAATTTTCACAAAAGTAGTTTACATCTTGAGAACACTTTATGTATTCAGCAATCTGTTCTTTTGTAAATTGTAAAGTTACGTCTCTACGTTTAAGGTTTTTATTACCTAAGTAGCCAGTATCATTCTGTTGCATTTGAAGGATTTTTTATCATTTTAAGAAGTTCAGCTGATGAACCTACAAATAAATTATTATTTGTCACCTGTTTATCTGGTATATTATCATCCTTATCTAATTCTTTTTTAGTCTTAGCTAGACTTAATAAATCTTTATTAGCTTCTGCCATAGTCTTAATTAAATTAGTAGCTACTTCGAAAGCTCTCGCCGACTCTGATTGCTTTGCAATGTCTATAATATCATCTAAAGCGTTCTGCCCCTTCTCTATTATATTATAGAGATTTGTACGAGCGTACTCATAATCGTTATTTTTTTCAGCTTTAATTGCAGGTAAAACATCACCTATTTTAGCAGTATTGTTCATTGGTTCTAATCCTAAAGAATCTGCAATTGGGTCTGGTCTATCAGGTGTTTGCATTTGGATAATCTTCAAATGTCACTATGAAATCCCAGTTGTCTTCTTCATCAATCTGTGTATAAGGAACTGTTTCTGTTATATCAGTAGTAGGTTCACCATTAGCAGTTAATCCTGGCTGGATTGTTACTCTTGATGCAACCTCATTAGTGTAGTCTCCAGTATATGGTTTTTTATATTCAGGAGTATAGAAATTAACTTTAGAAATTTTAATAAGTTTAGCTTGAGTAACCGGACCAAAGAAGTAGCATTTCATAGTAAACTTAAGCGTGTAAACTATTGCTCTTCTTGCAGTAAAGGCTGCATCATATGTATCTTGCACTGTAACACTATTTAACACTAAAGGTATATCTGTTACATCATCAAAATCTTCAAGTAGTTTAGCAGTTACTGTCCATTCAGGAGTAAAATAAGGAAGAATTTGTTCTACTATTTTAGTAGCATCTTCATTAGTTTTAGTCATAACAGATAATGTAAAATTTAAATCATAAGGTACTGGATTGTAAACTCTTTTATAAACATTATTACCGTTTATATTATTCTTAGTTACTTTTTTACCAATAGTATTTAATTTTCTCTCTGGTGCATATCTAAGATTATCTATTTCAAACCCTATACGTGGAAGAATTGTACTTACTTGTAAAGTAGCTGTAGGGTTATCTTCAACACGAGCTAAAAATTTATCTCTAGGTCCATATGCAATAGGAACCAATATAGTTTGTTTAGAACCATTCTGAAGAGTTCTATCTATTTTAATATTATTAAATAGTGTGCCAAAAATTACTATATATTTTCGAAACAGCTGATGATAAAATGGTGCTGATAACATTAAGCTCTACGCCCTTCTGAGAAAGGATCTATCTCTGTAAAGTCAACAAACTCTGCAGCTGCCTTTTCATAATATTCATTCTCTGCGTTTGCTTGAGTAACACTAGCAGCACTAAACTCTTCTAGAGTAATGTAAATACCATTTTCAGTAATAAGCTCATTACCTGTCTCAGTTAACATTGTATAATCATTAGTAACCATACTCATGCTACTATAAAGACTATCAATCTCACCGATACCAGTATTAAAGGACTCACTAGAAAATTCAAATAATTCTACTGTTAATTCATATACTTGTAGTGCACCTAATTGATAAAAAATAGGTTTTTTATTAACAAATTTTATCTGATAGACAGATCTTGTTAATGGAAACCATATTAGATCACCTTCAAAAGGTCTTGGTCTAGCATTTTGAATAGTTATTTCATTAGCAAATGATCTTTGAGCTACTACTAGAACCATTTGATCTCTTACTTCAAGACCAAACTTAGATAGGAATTCACCTTCACCCATCATACCATTAACATTTTTAACATACATTTCTATACCAACAGCAGTACCGAAAGAGTAAGTTTCACCTTCTCTTAGAACATCATCTCTATTAATTGTAGTTCTAGGAATGTAATACATATCTATACCGTGAATTTTAATTGATTCAACAATTAAATCTTCGATTAGATTTTGCTCATTACTGGCACCGATATTATTAAAGTATAGACTGGTTGCCATTTATTACCCGATCATATCCATAACTGGAAGGCTATAAGATCTTATCATTTCAGCTTCTAGTTTTTCTATTTCTCTCTGAGCATCCATGTAAATTTTATCACCGTTAAAGGTGACACCACCTGGCATTTGTATACCAGAGAACTTAGATAGGTTACTACCCCATTGGCGTTTAATTAATTGTGTAGCATAAGTTTGCAACCACCAATCAGACCATACATCAGGAAACTCTACAGGATCAACTACCTGGTAAGCTTCAACTATAAGATATTGCCCAACAGTTACTTTCTTCCAATTAACATCTATATACAATCTATTAGTATGTCTATTATATCTAATAGGTTGCTTGCCAACTAATAGTTGTTCTAATAATTGAATATGCTGGAATGCTTGATAGTATGGTACCATTGACTGATACACTAAAGTATAAAGATCGTTAAGTGCAATTTGATATCTAATATTAAAGATGTTGTTTGTGTTGATATAATCACCTATATCAAATATATTAACAGCACCTATAATATTATCCGGAAGTCTTACATAACCACCAACATAACCTCTAAGATCAGCTCCTGAACCAGTACCCGACGTTACCGAAACGGTAGGATCTCTTCTATAATCAGTACCATTACCTGTTAAATTAACAGCTGTGATAGTACCATTAGCATTAGTAGTTAAAGTAGCAGTTGCTCCGTAACCTTCATTATCTGTATTTGTAAATACTACAACATCGGAATTAGAGTATCCAGTACCACCATTAACAACGTTAACTTCTGCTATACTTCCAGGCATATTATTCTGAGTATAGATATGCTTATAGAACACTTTTGATGCACCATCAAAGTGATAATCCATATAATATTTTAAAGCCTCATCGACACGATCATCTACTTGATCATCATCAACGTTGATCTCTATAACTGGTTTACCTAATTTTCTTAAGCAAAATTCTTTAAACTCTGCTTTGGTTCTTGGTGTTGCCATCGTTTAATTCCTGTTTATAGTATTTATGCAGGTGGTGTTTTATAGTAATCGTTTGCTATTAGATCTGTTAGATAATCGTTATATCTAGAATCTGTATCTTCTATTACAATGTAATTATTAGGGTACCCCTCAGCAGCTTTTACTAGACTTTCAGCTACAATAACATTTACGTAATTATTTGAAGAATTCATAATTAGATAGTTTTGTGTCATATTATTCTCCTTAATATTGAATTTCTACTAGACCTGCAAGACCAGCACCACCCGCACGTGTAGTAGTACCTGTTCCGTTAAGTCCGCCAGACCCACCAGCACCAAAACCTTCACCTACAAGACCTACACCACCTGCAGTTGTAGTTGTAACTTCACCGCCTTGGCCGTAACCTCTTGCAGCATTTCCACCACGTGGTAAACGAGATGCAGTAGCAGCTGCTATCCCTCCAGGTTGCCCTGCTCCACCTTCAGCATTAACATCACCACCAGATCCTATACCGCCAGTACCACCCGCAGAACCAGCTGCAGCACCAGCTGCTCCACCAGCACCACCAGTTGATTGATAAGTAACCCCGTTATATACTACAGAGGTAGTACCACCTACACCACCTGCAGTTGTAGTAGTACCTGCTGTACCAGCGGCACCTATGGTAATATTAAGAGTATTAACACCGTCAACGTAATTTATATCTTTGATACACCCACCACCACCGCCGCCGCCTGCACCACAGTAACCAGCAGTAGCTGTAGCAGAACCACCACCACCGCCACCGGCTCCTATAATAGTAACTCTTAGTCTTTTTACACCTGTTGGCCACGCATAAGATGCGTTTGTAGTTGTAACTTGTAATATATGATTATAACCTGTACCATAAAAAGTAGGATCTATATACGATGATGTTCCACCAGTTAAAGGTGTAATTGCGTCAACTATTAATGTACTCATTCTATCCTCTTAAAGTATTTTCATGTAAGCGTTAGAAGAAACGGTTACTGTATTGCCTGAAGCTATTGTAAATATATGTATAAACCCTGCAGCGTATCCGCTACTAATAGTTAAATTTTTATTTGTAGTATGTCTATGCTGGAATAAACCATCTGTTTGTACTTCATTACTTATAAACGTATTACCGTTAACAGATAATTTATTAATAGGTGTTGAGTTTGCGATACCTACATTACCATTAGAAACAAAATATGTTGATGTACCGATAGTATAGGTATTTGAGCCTACTTCTACAGAAGTGTGAGTTATACCTGCATAGCTTTGACTAGCTCTAAGTGTAATACCGTTGTTAAAGAAAAATGTACCTGTATCGCCATTGTTAACACATAGCAATACCCAATCGCTTGGCACTTCTACGTCAGCAGTATAGTTTACCACTCTAAAGTTAGCATTTACTGTAGTAGGCCCTGAACCTATAGGTAAAATGTAATAAAGTGCATCCCATGCAGCTAATGGTATACCTGAAGCAGTAGCTGTTTTATTAGTTGCACCACCAACACCTGTTATGGTACCTGAGGTAGGGCAATTAATATCAAAATACCCACTTGTACTAAAGTGTGTTCCTCTACCGTTTGAAATAACTATAAATCTTGCAGACCAATACACATTACTAGAACCATCAACAGTAATTGTGCCACCACCGTTAACATTACGATTAGCTCTTAATGACTCCATAA